ATCCTCACCTTCTACGATTAATGAATGGGCGGCTGAGCCAAACACCATAGCTGGAGTTTGCTCAACCACCTCTTGCATAGCATGTAGTTGACTCTGTTTAAATCTTCTAATAGTAGAAGAGGAAATCCCAGCGCTTTGGTGATACACTTGATTTTCCATACCAGGAAAATAGTAAGTATCGCCAATAACTATATGCTTATGACTTTGTAGTGATTCTGGTAAATTATTCATTATTAGCCTCGCTTCTTTCTTTCATGTAGTTTTCTATTGCTTCATGAATAACTTTAATACCTTCTTCTTCGCTTGGTGCGAGATCAACGGCCATTCTGGTAAAAAACTGTATGCCGACATATACAACATGAGGTACATCTAATGACTTTGCTGCAAGTCCGGTTATTGATAGCAATCCGTCGCCGTAAAGATCATGCATAATTTCTTGTTCTTGCTTATCCATCACACATTCTCCAAACTTTGTTTCAGTTCGGTAATACGACCTTCTATTTCATTTAACCCAGCTTTGATATTAAAGAGTTCGTAGTTAATTTTGTCGTTCTCTAACGCAAA